TGTTCCTTTCCATCTGCATCTTTATACTTGATTTTTTGTGAAAGCATGTTTTGTTTTGCAATAGTTTTGTTAAACAAATCTCTTCTTTGTTTATCTACCGCAGCTTGGTCCGACTTACTCCAACTGGATGATGGGTCATCATCTGGATTCTTTCTATCCCATTCCGTCACTAAATTATCCATTTCTTCACGAATAATTTCACGGACCATGTTCTTAAAATCTTCTGCTTTCATACTTTACCCCAAAAATAGTATATAAAGACACTACTATATAAGTATAACGTATTTACAGTAACCACCGTAAATTTTCCTTTTCCTTACCTATTTGCATCTCATATGGATTGTTGTTGACACCCTTATCCGTATAGACCGACCCAATTACATTATATTTTGCTTTATCCAACGCTAATTTGGTTAATTCTACCCCTTCTTGACGTAATCTGAGAGCGGTATCCCGTACCCAGAGCCCAATACACAAGGCGAGTACCAAATCGTCATTATACCCAGATAATGCTTCTGGTCTGCCGTTCTTCCAAATAAAGGTTTCCAGTTCCGCAATCATCCGACTGGACCGAATAGTAAACGAAGTTTCTAACATATATTCTTTTAATCTAGCAATAATCAACGGACGAGTACGTTGGGATATCATAAATCCCGGCACCATATTACGTTCTTCTTTATAGTATTTTCCGCTCATCTGGTGTTCTACGTCCACGTATTGTAAATCCTTAGACATATAAAATAGATTCTTGTACCCACGGTCAATAATTTGTTGGATGGCGTTCCATCCGATAGAACTGTTGTCGGGGATGAGGAGGGCGTCATTATATTGGGTCGCAATTGACACCAACATATTTCCAAACTGTTTGGTTTCAATCTTTCCTTTATATTCTGCCACTTGTGTTGATGTTTCTACGTCAATTACGTGGAAGGTCGAATAGTCCTCACCATCTCCACGGGATACGTCAGCGGCGACAATATAAGATTTTGAAGAATGCGGATATTCCCATACCCAAAGATTTCCGTCAAATCCTTCTTTGGATATTGGTTCTTGAACATACGTTGCTTTATAAAATTCCATTATTTCTGCCGGAATAACTGTATTACCAGAGAAGATGAACGATGCATCATGTTCTTGAATAGCTTGAAGCTCACCCATCAATTCCGTTTGACGGTCGCGCCATGCTTGGTCACGTTCTGGGTGAACTCGCCAATCTAGTAGAATTGGATTAAAGTTATTGGTTTTTGTTTCGGCTTGTTGCCACATTTTGTGGAAGAAGTTACCCACACCGTTTGGGGTAGACAAAAGGATTGCCTTACCACCCGTTGATAACGTACTGGATGCTGCGGTCCAAATAATGTCTGCGGCATCGATAAACGCCGCTTCGTCGAGGATGAGGAGGGATAGTGCTTCAGAACGCCCGGCGTCTGGGGAAGATGCAACTGCCTTAATCTGCGACCCGTTAGAGAACTGTAATGATAATTTATTATCCGTGATGACGTTTCCCCGTAACCAGACAGGGAGATTTTGATGCATGAACTTAACTTTAGTCACCAAGTTCTTTGCAGTTTCTTGCTTAGTTGCGATAACAAGAATGTTCTTATCTTTATGGAATAACATCAACCACAAGGCGTACCCTGCGACCAATGTAGAAATACCAATCTGACGGCCTTTGAGAACAATATTATAATCGTGACCTTCAAAATCTTTCAGTGCATCTTTCTGGTAGTGATATAAATCAAACAACACCCGACCACGAATCGGGTGTTGGATATACGAATACTTGCTCAAGAAATATGATGGGTCAATCGCACATTTCTTAAATTCTTCTTTGATTTTGTCACGTAACTGTTGTGCGGTACCTGCCATAATAACCTCTTATTTGATTACAAGAACTCCAGCTCCAAGGCCCATTGCCAACCCAATTGCAAATGATGCTTTACGACTTGGTAACTTGAATCCCAACATACGATTAGGATTCTTTGGTGCTGGTGGAATTAGATTGATGACTGCTTGAAGACTATCACCCCGCATCATCGCCATCCGTAATGCATTATCTTTACTTTGTAATGCACTTTCTAGTTCAGCGACTTGACCACCCTGTACTGTGATAGTTTCTTTTTGTTTTGCGATAATAGAATCCTTAAGTGGTAAGATTTGACGAGCCAATTCTAGTGTATCCAAAAGTGTTTCCTTCATTACTTCTGCTCGTTCTTCCATACTCAATGTTTCGTTTTGTAATGCGTTGACTTGACGACCAAGTATCTTTGCTCGACTTTCTGCTGCACGTGATTCGTTATCAGCAATTACGATTTCTTCTTTTAAACTATCTGCTAATTCCGTGACAGAATCGGCTTTTGCTTGAAATTGTTTATATTCAGCAATATACTTGTCCATCGCATCATCACTAGTAGAATCTTGCCAGTACAATACACCAGCGAATACTAATAACAACGCTAATAGTTTAACCTTCATTTTCTTCTCCGGTTCCGTATTTTTCAATGGTTTGTGCTAACCATTCTTGTAATTGAGCGATGTCTTTTCTCAAATCTTCTTTGACTTTTTCGATATCGACATCCCACTTTTCAATCATTAAGATTTTAGTTTCGTCAGCATTAACGTATTCTGGTTTAGTAATCGTGTCGTGATAATCTTGGAGTTCAGCAATTTTATCCCGAGTTTCTGCGATGTAATTACGTAACATTACAGTTCGTTCGTACTTTTCCCATGCTTCTGGGCCTTGTGCACGAATCTTCATTTCTTCTTTAATGTTACAATCCATGCAGTGACCACGCAATCTCCAGAACTTCACATCAAATCGTTCATTCATTGGTTTACTACACTTTGGACACCACCACGGGGTTTTTGCCGCATCTTGTTTTGTAACAGATTGGCGAATACCATTTTTAATAGTCCACTTCTTTCCATCAACATCGTACCACTCGTCACCTTCTTTACGGGTTGGTTCTGGCTCACCTCTCCACCCGAATGTTAACCGCTTACCATCTTTATTTAACTTTTCAGCGACCTTTCTACGTACATCTGTCAACGCCTTTTCATCTTTAAACATAGAAACCTCATTTCTTTGCGAATTGTTTTGCTCGTTCTAAACTACCAAAATATCCAATCTTACTTTGACTATTCTTAGCTCCAAACCGTCCACTAGGTGTTTGCCACGTTTGACCCGGCTTGTATGCTTGTCTATCTTTTTCAATATCAACGTCTGCGGGCTTTTTCTTCATCTTCTTTGGTGCTTCTGGTGCTGCTGTTGGTGCCGCAGGCTTCTCTTTATACGTATCAGTGACCTTCCTCTCCTCTTCTGCTTTTGTCGTAGTTTTGACAATTTTGTTGAAGATATCTTGGTCAAACTTTCCATATACCTTTGTGAAGATTTCTTGCTTAGCTCTATCGGTGATATTATCGTCACCAAAGATAGCACGAAGCTGAGTGCCACTAATATTCTTTCCGTTGACCGACAGTTGCATTTCTGGAGCGATGACGAAATACCCTTGTTCCTTATATCCCTTCTTATCGGTTACATCATCAAAATTCTTGAAGTATTTTCCACCTAAACGTTCTGCATCCTTTTGACTGACCGCAGTAACGTATGTGGTATCTTCTGGCATCTTTTGTAGAATTTCTGTGGGAGCGTATGGATTCTTAACCTGTACCACCTTGTCCGCAGGAATTCCGAACATTTGTGTCATAATCTCTTCTTTATCCTTGAATCGGAATGGAGATTTGATTGCTTCAGTCTTATCACTTGATGCGATATATACGTTATCCACACCGAATCGGTCTACTAAATTCTTATAGACACTATAATGACCAGAGTGGAATGGTTGGAATCGACCAGTAAAGATAGCGACAGTTTTCTTTGGACCAGCTTCCTTTGGTGCTTCTTCGGCTGGCACTTCAACTGCTTTACCCTTATCGAACTTTAGTGTACCCAATATTTGATTGACTGGAGCGAATGCACCAGTAAACTTATATGGCTTTCCATTATAAATGAATACCAATCCTTCGGTTGGAACTACCTTATCGATACCGATGTTTTCTAGGCGTTCAACCTGTTTTTGAAGAACGGCAAGTTTATTTCTATCATCGGTATTACGAAGTTCCTTAATGGTGTCAAGAACTTCCTTCTTCAATTGTGCCGCCATTTCTGGATTATTAGCAGATAAGAAATTGGTGACTCGACGAAGTGATTGTGCCCCAACTTGAAGAAATACACTTTCTAATGGACGTGCTACTTCACGTTGTGCATCTTTTAATTGTTCCGCTTCGAATGTACGGAAGAATTTCTTCTTTTCTGGATTTTCGATGTCCTTAACTCCGAACTTCTTATCACCGGTAGCCCATCGATTGATAAGACCTTCACGTTCTTGCTTGGTCCATTCAATATTCATATTATCAATTTCACGTGACCACCATGCTTTCTTATAATCTTCAATGGTATCATTATCATCTAACCCATATTCCTTTTCTAATCGGGTGACCATCATACCATACTTTTGCATCAACTTCTTATTTTCTGCGGTTTCTGCATCACTGAACGCAATACTCTTTGGACCAGAGATTCCGAATGTCTTTTGTTGTTGTGCGTTTACCTTGGTGATTTGGTCAGCTAATGTCTTTCCATCATCAATAGAACGACCGACTTCATTACCTTCCTTATCGTAGTCTACCGTTCCGTGAAATACTAATACCGACTTGTCATATGGGATAACATTTTTAGTATCTGGAAACACGATTTCGACATTCATAAACTTCCCACCTTCCTTGAACATTTCATTTCGTTGTTCTGGTGGAAGTGCATCAATTGCTTTTTGTAAATCTTCTGCTGCCCCAGTAAATGCCTTTTCAATGTCACCACGACCTGCGAACATTTGACGGATTCCCGCAACGTCAAGTGCGTTCTTACCTTTATCTTTGACTTGTCCCTTATTACGGGCAAAATATACTTGTCCGTCCTTGACCGTAAACATAATGTTTTGACCGTCAAGTTTTTCGGTGACTGGTGCTTCGGCATCAAGTTGTCCAACTAATCCACGACGAATCATTTCCTTGACATCCTTGAATGTCAATGAATCATCTTCATATGGATGTGCCATATGTCCTGCGGCACCACCTTCGTTAATAAGCGTCCAAGTACTATGTGGTACGTTACCTTCTAATAATTCTTCGAGGTATACGTAATTTTCATTCTTTTTATCACGGCCGTGGTCTTTCTTAGCTAAACGCCAAGTACCACCGTTGACACCATTTGGATGATGGACATCGTGGTTCTTCATCTTCTTTTTACCGTGCTTTTTAATTGCCTTAGCACGGTCACGGTTACGTTGTACTCTATCCTTTACGGTATCCTTCAAGTACTTACGTACCTTCTCCGGGTGGCGACGATAGTACCGACGAACGCGTTCAGTACTGGAATCTGCTTCGTTTGTAAACTCTTCGTCATCTTCTGGACCAATTGAATTTGGATACACCAATCCCGTTCCTTGAATTTCACCAACACCACCAGCATCACCACCGGCGTCACCGCCAGCATCTGCTCCAGAATCACCAGCATCTCCACTAGGAGGTGCTGGGATAGGTTCTGGGTCGGTCATGTGTCTATTCCAAATTGGGGCATAATGAATACCCCAAATCTTTGCTTGCTTACACTTTCTTCTAATTTTATTACCCGAATCAGTTGGATAAATTGTGCATTTCTTTCGTTTCTTTTCGTCCAAAGTAGCTACTCTGCGATTGAATTCACGAATTTCTGCTTGAATTTCATCCAACTGTTCAAATAAAATATCTACAGGTGATTTCATGGTAACGTACCCAAGTCAATATTAGACCCAGTAAAGAATGTTGGTATAGATATTGCGTCAACGTCTGTTGAGTTATTATTAATGTCAAAGAACTCAATTTTATGTTGTAAATAATCGTTAAAATATTCTGTGTTCGGTACTAAGAATTGTGCTTCGTCTGGTGAAAACAATCTATCAGACGCAGGACGAATTGATATATTCGAAAAATTCCAGAATCCGTTTGATATTACAAATCTTAATGAAACTTTACCCGATGCTGATAATGCGGGTGTAAAATTAAATTGTTGATTCTGATACCACTGCACTGTACTACCGTTTACTACTTTCAACTGTCCTATGTTTTGTCCTAGTGGGTCATTACTAACCAACGATGAACCACTAACACCTATTATATAAATATTAACGAGTGGCGTCTTACCAGTTAAAGTTACCGATCCTGACGTTTGTTTATAATATGCGTCTAATGTTAAAGAGTATTCCGTTGTTGGGAAAACAATAACGTCACGCTTTGTTCCAATAAAATATCCACTTTCCGAAACTTGTCCAGCAAATGAATTATTGTTAACTGTTGGAACTGCTGATATCATCGAACGTAATAAGGTTTCGTCCCCAACAGATAAAGTAAATGGTGTAACTGTTGTTGCTGAATTATAATATGCCGATGAACCTGATATCGTATAGACGACATTCGAACTTGTTTCTAATCTATCGGAATACCAATTTGCAGAAGCTGTTGGAGAAAGGTTAAAGTCTCCAATTGCAATATCACCACGAATTGAACTACTAGTTAGTAATTCTTCTGTAGTAACAGATACATTTGCTACCAACTTATAGTCGGATATATTGGTAGAAACCTTACTGTATATTTTTGCTTTAGTGATTTCACCACTTACCGTATTTAAATTTGCTACTCGTAGTTTTGCATATGAAATTGGAATATTAACATTAATAATATCCATTTTACTATAATTAATAGTCGCAGACGATGTAATAGCTGTGTTTACCGCTGATATCGGTGTGGTGTAACTTCCACTTGTAAGATACAACTTATCAATAACTCTACCCGTAGATGTTTGTATCAAATATCCATCACTAAAGGCTGTGGTAGAATTTAAGATGTTAGTAATGGGTAAATACATACTTGCACTAACATTATCTATTATCAATGAACCGGTAATATATCCGTTTTTCAAATCCGCCGAGAATGTTGTTGGCGCTACGGCTGAGATTAAATATCCAACTTGTATACCAGAATATAATGTGGGCGTTAAACTGGCGGTAAATGGTATACTGGAGGTGGTAAATGAAGATGTAGCTACATTGAACAATCTTTGTTCTTCAGATAATACCGTAGGTTCATTTAAAAATACTATTTGTGAAGTATTTCTAAGATTTGGTTCAATGATAACATTTCCGGTCCATCTGACATTATATGTATTTTGCCAGTCAGGTGGAATTGGGCGACCATCAATTGTACTTACAGCGGTTCCCATAACAATTATTGTAGCGGGACCAACCGCTGTATTTTCATTTATTTCAACAGACACCATTCTGGCGTCACCTTGAATATATTTTGGTACTGGGTTATAAAACACAGGTTGATTGTTTGCATCCAGTATTTCAATCTGAATGGATGACCCGTTTTGTAAAACAGATGACCCACCTATAAAAAACGAATTTCTGCCACCAGTAAAGTACTGCGGCAGATTCGTTACTTGAAAATATACTGAGTTCGGTGTGTTGTCCTCAATATATACGTCATATGATGCTAGATTTTTTGCTTGTATCGTATTTCTAGTCTTTGACATAGGTTCTCGGATAAAGTCTCAATATAAATAGTTGATTTAGACGTTAATATACGAGAAACCGTCCTCCCGTTTGATTTCAATTACTTTGTCCACCATATCCCGAGCGGTGTCTAAGTGACTGATTAACATAATAAAGTCAAATTGCGACTTCAGAATGCCCATCATTGTCCCCATTGAACTGAGGTTTTCTGGGTCCAGTGTACCCAATCCTTCGTCAATAATCATAAAATTAGGCTTCGGGAGGTTGGATGCGTTCAAGAGGGCCACACGGATGGCAAGACTACTGATGAATCGTTCCATACCCGACGAGTTTTCCAACGGCCAGATACGTTCGTGGTCGTAGTTCAACTTCCCAAGGATGTTTTTCCCGTCCACTTCCAGTGAAATAGTGAATTCCACAATCTGGGTCAAAATATTGTTGATTTCCGATTCAATTGCGGGAATAGCACGGGACATCAGTTCATATGGAATGCCGTCACGACCGACCGCTTCCATATAGTACTTGTAAGCCTCGTAGGTATCTTCCAGTTCTTCGGCTTCCTTAATTTGATTGAGGATATCAGTCTTGGACGCTTCCAGTACCTTGATTTCACCGTGAAGTTCCCGAAGTTGCTTTTCCAACTTGTCCATAGCCTTCTTGTTGACCGCAATATCGTATTCAACGTGACTAATATGCATATCAATGTCACGATTGTGTTTAATATTTTCTTCGTTAGTTATATATGCATCAATGTCCTTCTCCAACTGTTCACGATTACGGTCACACTTTTCTATTGAAGTAATCAACTTCTGGATTTCCAATTCAACTCCACTTGCTTTCTTTTGGAGTTGGTGGACTTCGGTTTGTAACTTCTCATAATTAGCACAACGTGTTACCGTTTCTTCCAGCGGTGCCATTTGCACCTTGATTTGTTCGACCGCTTCTTCCTGCTTACTTTGCAGTTCGTATAAGTCCGATAATTCGTGTGTAACTTGCTCAGCATCATCAATAACCGACTTATTGTTTTCTACGCAAACACTACAATCTGGGTTGTACTTATAGCTTTCCAGTTTCTTCTTGAACTTCTCCTTTTCTGATACCTTAGAAGTGGTGAGTTTAAGTGCTGCAGTTCCTTTGGTAAGTAATGCAGACAATTTATTATATTCTTCCACCGACTTCCGAAGTTCTGGGATGTTTGCTTCCACTACTTCTTGTGTCTGTTCTCTAATAATATTGTTTAACTTCTGGAGTCTACCTTCTGCCTCAACCTTATTTTCTCCATACATTCCAATTAAATCTTGTGACTCTTGCAACTTCGAACGTAATGCGTCAATATCCAACGTAATGTTTGGTACTGGACGCTTCTGACTCTGCCATTCCCGTAACTTCTCATCCAACACATCACGCTCTTCTTTAATTTCCTTGACCAGTTCTTCTACTTTCTGGTGATTTTCCGTGGTGAGTTCCAACTTTGTTTGAGTATCTGCCAACAATTGACCGAAATCAATCTTCTTAAACTTCTTTAACGCACCAGTAATTTCCTTACTTTCTTCGTTTGCTTCATCAAACAACTTATCAAACACATTCAGTCCCATAAACTGAATGAGTAAATCTTTACGTTCAGAGTGTGACTTGTCAATGAAGAGAGCGTTACCCGTCTGACTACT